AACGTGACTAGGTATTTCGTTAATTGTAAGGGTATGTGAATCAGTTGTTGCACCACCAGTAGCACCAGCACTATAGCCACCTCCGTTACCTAACATTACACGACCAGCACTAAAGGCTACCCAAGTACCTAAGCCAAGTAATGAATTAGGGTTAGTAGCTAATATTGATGTGTAGATAGAACCTACAGGATACGCCAGAGCATTAACTACAGCAGCCGTAACTGCTGGTATTGTTATTGCTGCTATGGCAGCAGTTGTGTATGCTGTAGTAGCTAATTGTGTAGTGTTGGTGCTGGAAGACGCTGTAGGAGCCGTAGGAGCGCCTGTGAGTGCAGGGGAAGCTAGAGGTGCCTTAGGAGCCACACCAGCCACTATAGCAGCCTGTGTGAACGCTGTGGTGGCTATCTGTGTACTGTTAGTTGAGGTAGCAGGTGTAGGGGCTGCTGGCGTCCCTGTCAGCGTAGGGCTACTTGTGTTAGCTTTAGTGGCTATTGCTGTAGCAATGTTTGTAAACTCGTCATCAATCTCAGTACCGCTTACAGTCTTGAGTGGATTTCCTGTAGTTAAGGCATCCTTTGTTGCAAAGTTTGTTGACTTAGTATAATTGGACATAGTTAAAGTACCTTACCTTGTTTGGCATAAATTGATAGTTTCTGGAGGCTCATTGCAGTACCATTAATATCAGTAGTAAAACCTATTTGAATTATGTTACCTGCTCCTTGCGCTGGTGCTTGTTGATCGTTAATTAAGACTGAACCAGCATATTCTGATAATCCATATTCAGAAATACCATACTCAAATATGCTACCTGCTTCTAAAGTAAATGTCTGTGAAAAGAAAATAGGACTATACTCATAACCTACTTTAAGTGCAAAAACTTGACCAGAAGCTCCTACTGTAGTTGCAGCTAACTTTTTAACAATCTTGTTTGTGTTAGGTAGTTCTAAATCAAAGTAGTTACTAAAGTAAGCCATTTCATATTTTTGACCATTATCTTGGTAACCCCTGTACTTAGCTATTCCATTGACTTGTGCAAATAAAAGCTCAGAGTCTAAAGACAAGAATCCTTTAGGTGTTAACTCAGGCCATACTGTAACCCTGTAGCTCCCGTCTTGTAAAGCTTGCCTTGTATCAAACACAAAGGTTTGTTTAGTTGCTGGCATAGTTAACAAGTAGAAAGCATTAATAGGTGAATAGACTGTCTTAACATTAGCTAGTATTTCACTACGTATTGATTGTATAATATCATCACGTATGTTCTTAGAGATGTCTCGCATAGGTTGAGACTTTTCTTGTACTGTACGATTCAATGAACGTACACCTGTGTTACTTAAGAACAATATGTCTTCACCAGTATTCTGTACTGAGTCTCTGGCAATACAACCTACACCTTCAATTACCTCCACTAAAGTTAAACTAGAAGTAGTCATACCTGCGTTAAAGTTATTACCATCTGAATAAATAATAATGTTATTAGTACAAAATATAATAAAGTTGCCGTTGTGTGCGCCTAAGGCAACAATTTCATCAGAACCTTGGGTAAGTACAGAAGATATATCAAGAGTACCAGAAGTACCTCCTGACCATGCAGTACCATCAAGTACATCAGTAAAGTAGACTGTGGTTTTGTTAGTTGCTGTATCGGCAGCCCATAAACGACCATAGGCTGCTAAGACTGTGTTAGCACTTGGAGGAGTACCTGCCCTACCTGAGTGTGTTACTACTGATTGAAAAGTGTCTGCACCTCCATCATTAGTATACACAAGTGGTAAGTAGCCACGTTGGAAAAAATAATGATGATCGTTTAACGTAGCAGTCTGCCAGTTACCAGCCGCTATAGTGTCAGCAGTTGAGGGTGTTAGAGTTACTAAGTTAGTAAGCCCCTTGTAGAACTTGTTAACACTGAATGACAATAATGTATCAGCGCCTGTGACTTCCTTAAAGTTAGACACACCTAGTAAGTTAACACCTACGTTACCATTAGCTGAACCATCCTTAGCATTACTAACAGTCTGCCAGCCTTTACGTGAGCCTAGGCGACCAAACTTATCAATAATACAGTTGTCTGCGTGTAGCGCAAAGCCTTGCTGTAGCGTCACGCCTGATTCCTGAGTGTTTAACCCGTAGAACGCAGGTGCTGCTATAGAGGCTGCTTGTAGTGGCTTACCCATCTTTAACAAGCCTCCCAGATAAGTTCCTCAGGGTGCTTGGCTGCGTCAATAGCAATAGCATCAGATAAGTAAACAGAAGCAAGAGCTTTAGCTGATACTGCTGACATACCTCCGTCCTCACCACGTTCCTCAAGGGCCATAGCGTAAGCTAAAGTTTGTACAGGTAAGAAAGGTACTTTAATAGTGTCATCATCAGCAGTTACATCAGGTGACCGCTTAATAACATTAAAGAATAATTGATAGACACCATCAGGCTTAGGGTACACATCTATCTGAGTGTCACCTCCGTTATTTAACCCGTTAAACACATAGTTCTGAGGTGAGCCTGTTGCTGGTGTGTTGTTAAGATATGCGTTATTAAACCAGTGTGGTGTCTGGTACTTCATAAACGTATTGCTTGTATTGTTGATAGCTTCTAAAAGAGTTGACTTATCACCAAAGTCAGTAAGAACATAGTTAAATACGTTTGCTTGTGTGTTTACAGTCATAGTCTCACGTAGGTTAGACCAACCCCAAGCACTCTCTACCATCTCTACAGCGTCACGTACAAACAAACCAATAAGCTTAGAGTAGCTATTCTCATTAATTGAACCTACTTCTCGCTCACGTAACCTTATTAGTATGTTGTTGACTGTTTGCTTATATGTTTTCATGTGGCTTTACCATTTAGTTTTTCTACTGTTCTAAGCCCTGCTAGGCCAAGCATTGCTAACGTAAGTTCGAGCATTGCATCTAAAGGTAACTCAGGGCTACCTAGCTCTGGTGCAATCCATTGTAGGATAGGGTTAATAACAAATGCAAACAAGAAACCTAAGCCACATACCCACATGAGAAAGGGTCTAGCTCCAGCCACAAAAGTAGACCTGTGATTAGCCTGTACTTTCATAATCTCTGCTTGCATCATAGAAGGACGCATAGCTAACTTCTGCTTAAGTAGTTCGCCTTGTGCCCTTTCTTCATCTGATGTAAACACACTATCTATGATGTTACCAATGGCTTCTATAGGCTGTGCAACAGCACTACCACCTCCAAAGAGACTACTTAATATACCCATATCATACAGATTCCTATATTAATAGCTAACGTAACATCTTTTTGTAATGAGTTCATTATATACTCTGCATATTTTTAATACAAAAAACTGTAGTAGTTTTATTAGCTTCTACCTTGACTACTGAATATCCTACCATCGGGCTAACCACAAGCTCGTAACCACCTATTGCACCTACACGTAATAATTCTAATCTACAATCATCAAAGGTGCTGTAGCTGGACACCATCAAAGGAACTTGAGGCTGACCACTGGCTAACATTGTGGCTAACACGATAGCCCACATTAGTAGTTACTACGTATTTTGATTGCTGCTTTAGGTGGTGCTTTCTTTTTACCTGCTAGGTTTTTCTTAGGTTTTGCAGGTGGACGACCTACTTTAGTGCCATATGTTCCTTTACCTTGTGGCATGACTATTTACCTCTCTTCTTAGCTGTTAGTTTACTTGTGTGAAACAAAGGTTTACTAGAGGGAGTATGTTTAGCTCCTGTCATAGCTTTACCTGCTGTTTTATGGATAGCACCTTTGTACTCAGTGCCATTCTTTAAGTAATGCTTTACTCCTTTCATAATTACGCTACCTTCTTCTTAGCTGTCTTAGCGGCAGCAGCAAAATTACTGGCTGTAGGCCTACCTTTGGCCCCCTTAGGTTTCATTACTTCTTTAGACCCTGCTTTAATCCTTTTCTTCTTAGCGTTTATATTAGCGTACAGACTCAAGATCACCTCCTATTACTACCATTTTGATTTATTTGCCCAGTATGCTGCTGAGGTTTTACCCTTAGCAATATTCTTGGCGTGTCGTGCTTTGAATGATTTACGTTTAGCTTTCATTGCCTCAGACTCACCAGCTTTAGGTTTACCTGCTGTACTAGCGCCTTTCTCACCAAAGCGTATCATACGATCTTTACCATCATCTTTAATCAAGACAACGTGTGACTTCTTACCCTTTGCGCTGGCTTTAGGCTTGTTGTAGCCAGAGAAGGTTTCACCTCGGTAGGTTATGCTCATACAATCGCTGCCCTAGCTGCTGCCCTAGCTGTAGTCACATCGGCTGGCACTGCTACTGATGTCTCAGCATGGCGAGTGATGTACCAATCGGTTGACTTTAGATACTCAAGTGACTCAGAGTTAACCAAAGACTGAGCATTAGCTGCTATCTCTGCATCAGTAAACTCAGGAGCAGGAGTGTTACCCTCTGCAATCCACGCGAGTACATCAGCGCAGTCTCGGTTAGCTGGGTCATTGGGTACGCTCATAGTGCCGTTGACTAACCAGCCAGATGGTTGCATTTTGCAGGAGGTTATCCATGCTGTTTGATTTTCCATGTTATAGCTCCGCGTCTGCTGTTACTATAGTTGCATAGATAGCTTGATTGGCTGTTGAACTTGATTGCTGAACCACAACTACACGACCATTTGATGTTACCCGACTAGCGCTGCCAGCACTTAATGTTGCAGTACAGGTTGGGTTAGCTCTCATCGGAACAGGGAGCCAATAAGCTCCTGACTGACTAGAGTTCGGTAGACTACCATCGTGAGAAGCCGCAGAATAAGGTGAGGTCAAATAAACAGCATCGGATAAACCACTGTGGTCATATTTATAATAATAGCGTTGGCAAGCAATTAGATTTTCAGCATAAGTGAGGTGTTCAAAGTCAGTGGCTACGGAGCCTTTCTCCATTTGAAAGTCTGTAATCTCAATGTAATCACCCACTGCAATAGCTACGTTAGCTCCATCATAGATGGTGGCATATATAAGAATATTGGCAGTCGTAGATGTTGAGTCAACTGTCCAAGTTATCTTTTCCCAAGCACCTCCGCCTGTATGTGAAGTAGGTGAATCAGATGATGTACCTCCAATATTATTATTTCGTAGCCTAGCGTCCGCATGATTAGACTTCATCCAACAGCTTATGGTGTATGTCTCACCTACCTCAATCCCTGATAGTTCTACCCCTTGCTTTATTTGAACAGTGCCAGTTGCGGCGGAAGTCGCTGTAATTTTAAATGCTCGTTTTGTAACACCACCTATAGTAACAGTAGTGTGCTGTTTATCTC